GGCGGGGCTTCGCTGTTTGTTCTATGCAACCCTAAAGTAGAATAGAAGCAGCGGAAACAATCTAGCTAAAAGAAGTGAGGCAAAAGTGGCCATAACCAACGGCTATTGCACCCTAGCTCAAATCAAAGCATCTGCCGGTATTACCGACACAGTAGACGACGTATTGCTTGAGCTTGCAGTAGAAGCCGCTTCACGCGAAATTGACGGCGCAACGGAGCGCCAGTTCTTTCAGACAACTACAACGCGTGTCTACGCACCTCGCGACTCTTTCATCGCAGACATTGATGATCTTGTATCGCACACTCACATCAAAACTTCTACAGCCGCAGACGGTGTCTTTGACGAAACCTGGACATCCACCGACTACCAGCTTGAGCCGCTCAACGGAATAGCTGGCGGCATAGCTACACCAAGAAACATAATCCGAGCAATTGGCGATTACACCTTCCCGGTTGTCGGCGGCGAAGCAACGATTGAGGTGGCTGGAACTTTTGGCTTTAGCGCAGTGCCAATTCAGATAGTGCAAGCAACGGTCATACTTGGATCGCGTATCTTCAAGCGCAACGACTCACCGCTCGGCGTAGCAGGCTTTGGAGAAATCGGCGTGATTAGAGTAGGCAGGTTTGACCCCGATGTTGAGGCAATGATTATGCCATTCAAGAAGGTAAGGTTTGCGTGAGCATTACAGCGATACGCGATGCACTAGCCACGAACATCGGCACAATTTCAGGGCTAAGAACTTCGGCGGAAATCCCAGATAACCCCAACCCGCCACAAGCGGTAGTCCAGCTTCAGTCTGTCAACTACGACGGCGCAATGAAGCAAGGGCTAACGACTTACAATTTTTTGGTTTCAGTAATAGTCGGCAGAGTTGACGAGCGCAACGCACAACGCAAGCTAGACGGCTACGCATCTTCATCAGGCGCTACCTCGGTGAAGTTAGCAATCCAATCAGACAAAACTCTTGGTGGCACTGCCTTCGACGTGAGGGTCACAGACATGACTAACATCGGTGCGGTATTATTAAGTGATGCAACATACCTAGCGGCAGACTTTGTCGTGACAGTTTATTCAAACTAAGGAGAACAACTTGGCTAAGTTCGTAGCTACAGATTACACAATCACCGTTGGCGGGGATGACTTGAGTGCAAGCTTGGCCGCCCTAACCCTAGACATCTCAGTAGATGAGCAAGAAACCACTGCATTTGGAAACAGCTCCCGGACTCGTATCGGCGGCTTGAAGGATGGATCAGTAAGCCTAGACTTCCACCAGGACTTCGCAGCCGACTCTATTGACGCAACACTATTTCCACTATTGGGGACAGTAGTTGTAATCACAGTAACCCCAACTGGGGAAGCTACTGGCGTAACGAATCCGATTTACACATTTTCGGCGCTTGTAACTCAGTACACACCATTCGCTTCGTCAGTCGGCGATCTAGCCACGTTATCAGTTAGCTGGCCTGTAACCGGCGATGTAGTCCGAGCCACAAGCTAATAAGGAGCAAAAGTGAACATCAACCTACGAATCGTTTACAACGACGAAACAGCCAAGGACATTAGCGCAGGTGCGTCAGACATAGTTGCATTTGAAACAAAGTTTGATTTGAGCATTGCTCGACTTCAACAGAATGTAAAACTGACGCACTTGTTCTTCTTGGCGTGGCACGCAGAAAAGCGTACTGGCGCAGTGAAGGACACTTTTGAAAAGTGGCTTGAAAGCGTTAGCAGCATAGAGGCTCAAGACGCAAAAAAATAGAAGGGCTGGGCGATGACAGTCTGCACTGGCGCATCGTTTGGATTGCTTGTGAAACAGGGATTAGCCCGCGCGAACTGCTAGAGCTTGAGCCTCGTATGCTTTGGACAATGGGCCGCTACCTAGAAGCCAAGAATCAAAGGCAACAACGCAAGCGGTAAACTGGTAGCAAGGAGCGCGGATGATAACGACTAGCATTGACCAGCAGGGACTCCGCGAGGCTTTGAAAGAACTAAAGCAACTTGATGAAAACGCAATCAAAGACTTACGCGCAAATCTTCGAACAGGCTTAGGCCCAGCGGCTACCGCAATAGCAGGATCGGTTCCAGTTGAAGCACCGCTATCTGGTATGAATAACAAGGGCAGGCTTGGCTGGTCGGCGGTTAGAAGCTCGGTTAGCTTTACCCCTGGCAAATCTAAAAAAAGTGGGAACAGTTTCCTTGCCACAATCAAGATAACTGGTAAGAGCAAAAAGGGCGGCTTTGAAATGGCGGAGCTTGCAGGCTCTCGCACTAAGGGCGTAACGGCATCAGGTCGCGCAATGATTCGTGGACTCAACGCACGCTACCCAATGATAAAGCGTGGCGGTCGTTTCACCTATGCCAAGTTCCGCGAGCTAAGACCGCAAATCGAAAAACTCGCAATCAAAATAATCAAACAAACGACTGACAAAGTGAACAAAAGGTTGGTGCGCTAATGTCAATCAACCTGCCGATTCTAACTAAGTTTGATAGCTCAGGCGTTGACGCTGCTGAAGGCGCTCTTGGTAAGTTCGGCAAGGCAGTTGGTGCAATTGCAATAGCGGCTGCGGCAATAACCGCTGGCATCGTCGCTAAGGGACTAAAAGACTTTGCAGACTTTGATTCAAAGCTCCAAGAGTCCGTTGCGATTATGGGCGACGTTTCCGATGTCATGCGCGACGACATGGCAGAGGCCGCCAAGCTTGTAGGACTCAACACAAAGTTCTCTGCTGAAGAAGCCGCCGAATCATTCTTCTTCCTAGCATCAGCCGGTCTAACTGCATCCGAGTCAATTGCCGCACTGCCACAAGTCGCCCTCTTTGCGCAAGCTGGTATGTTCGACATGGCAACGGCGACTGACTTAGCAACAGACGCACAGAGCGCACTAGGGCTTACCTCAGACGACGCAGCCGAAAACCTTGCAGGACTTACAAGAGTTACTGACGTATTCGTAAAAGCCAACACACTAGCTAACACCTCAGTAGAGCAACTGGCTGCCGCCTTCACCACTAAAGCTGGTAACGCAATCAAGACCGTAGGTAAGGATCTTGAAGAAGGTGCGGCGGCCCTAGCAGTGTTTGCCGACCAAGGTATCAAGGGCGAGCTAGCTGGAACGCTTTTGACGAACACCTTGTTCGGATTGTCTGACCGCGCCAAAGCAGTACCAAAGGAATTTGAGCGACTAGGCATTGCCGTCTTTGACGCAGATGGAAACATGAGCAACTTGGCAGACATTGCCAGAGATGTAACAGTTGCCTTTGATGGACTAAGCACCGAGCAGAAACTTGCAGAGCTTTCAAACCTAGGGTTCAGCAAACAATCGCGCCAGGGTATTTTGGCGTTGGTTGGTAACAGCGAGGCGCTTACCGAATACGAAAGCAAGCTGCGAACTGCCGGCGGAACAGTTGACGAGGTATCGCAAAAGCAACTACAAACCTTCAACGCTCAAATGGACTTGATGAAGTCAAGGCTTGAAGATGTCGCAATCCAAATCGGTAGCGCACTAGCTCCAAAGTTGCTAGACCTACTAAACAGGTTCGGCCCAATCATTGACCAAGCTGCTCCGGTTATGCTTGCGCTGTTTGAAAAGATTGAGTCAATACTTGCAGACGTGTCAAAAGAACTAGCTCCGCTTATCCAAGCAGCTCTACCAGATTTGAACCGTTTGTTTGAGGACTTGCGAGAACCAGTTGGGCAGGTGCTTGAGTTCTTGACAGTTCTAGCCAAGACCATTTTGGCGACCATAATAAAGCTTGTTACTAACGAGAACTTTTTGTCAGCCCTTGGAAGCATAGGTAAGTCGTTTGGAGTGATTGCAGAAACCATTGGCGCAATACTAAAATCCCCAATCGTTCAGTTCCTGCTAGACCTAACCGCTGGCGCAATTATTGTTGGCCTAAACATTCTTTCTACGGCGCTACAAATTGTCGCCGATACATTCCAGCGAGTCATTGACGTAATCAAAGCGTTCAACGGCACAAGCGTAAAGAGTAAGTCGCTACCAGGCTTGGGTCAAATAGGTGGCTACACAACAGACAGTAGATCGCAAACTTTCAACCCTTATGGATTTGCCGAGGGTGGAATCGTTATGCCCAGAGCCGGTGGCACGCTGGGAGTTATTGGAGAAGCTGGACAAGCCGAGGCGGTTATTCCGCTAGACAGGCTAAACCAATTCGTAAAC